TTAAAATCTTCTCTTCTTTTACAAGAAAGGGACGATATTTGATTTCTTTTTTAAGAGATGGAATTTCTAAATTATACGAAGGCGTCGCAATCTTGGGTAATGGCATATTCACCTACAAATCAGATAAGATTATTTAGAGACTTATTCAGACTCTTCTTTCACGAATTTCCTTTAATTGGCTACCATAAAGATTTTCATAATAACTCTTATTTGGATCAAATAATTGAACACCATTTGAAGGTATGGATCCTGGAGATCTTGGAACTAATCTTGGTTTTGGTTGGGATGGTGGTCTTGCTGGTGGTTGTGTTGATATTCTATCATTATCTCTGTTTTCACGAATATCTAAACTATAAGATTTACCAATTACATACCTATCAATTTTAAAGGTTGCTTGCATTTTCATCACATCAGATTGAGCATAAGAAACTGGAACTGATGCAATATTGTAAGGATATAATCCGATAAAAGTATATTCAATTTCTCTTTGATAATCACGATCAAATTTAATGATTCTTGTTCTATTTGATTTATAGTATTCTGGATACTGCATTCTTATAAAATATCCTTCATCAACATTGGTATTAATTGGTAAATTATTGCCATCAATTGGATAAGATGATCCACTTGATGTAAACTCCATCCAATGTTCTAAAAATTTTAAAGTTTTATAATTTCTATCTACATAAAATTCAAGACTGATATCTTGATAGATTCTACGATTTGCAAAATTTTCTGTGATACCAATGTAGTTTCCAGCAATTTCTGCATTAGCAAGTTGTGTTGTTGGTAGAGAAGCATTATGACATAAAAGACCTGCATCTTCAGCAATAAATCTACGATCAACTCCTCTTCTTCCCAAATAAGACACTAACTCTGGAGGAAGACCACCAAATTTTACTTCATAATGAGAAGTTTGTGCAAGATTAGTAAATAATGGTCTGATGTCTGATATTCTACGGGGACTAACTGCCACTCTAAATACCTATTATGAGTTTCTTGTTGTAAGTATTTAGATGTCATATTAAATATTTAAGTGGGCGGCAATACTGTCTGGGGAGATAATATTGCGTAAGACCCACATTATAAATATTATTATCCCCAGACATGAGAAAATGAACTATCTAAAGATTTATTGTAGTATCATCAGAAAAGCAGAGAACAGAACTTTGCCTGAAGAATATACAGAAAAACACCACATATTTCCTATAAGTATTTACGGAAAAAACAATAAAATTGTGGTGCTTACTGGAAGAGAACATTATATTGCACATACATTATTAGCAAAAATTTGTATTAAAAGATATGGTTTATATCATAAAAATACACAAAAAATGTTATGTGCCATCATTAATATGAAAGGTAAAAGTAATAGATACTATAATTCATACTTATATGAAAATGCTAAAATAAAAAGAAATGAAAGTATAAGAGGTAAAAATAATTGGAACTATGGAAAACCAAGAACACAAGAAGTTAAAGACAAAATAAGTTTAGGAAATAAAGGAAAAATTTGCACAGAAAAAACTAAAATGAAAATTAGTCAAGCAAAAAAAGGTTGTTATGGTACATTTTTTGGAAAAAAACATACAGATGAATATAAAAAATTAAAATCTATAGATAGGTTAAAATATTACCAAACCGAAGAAGGAAAAAAACAACGAGAACAAATAGCAAAAACCTTAAAACAAAATGGAATAAAACCACCAAAACACGCATTGGGATTATCAAAAGGAACTAAATGGTGGAATAATGGAAAAGTTAATAGAAGATCTATGGAAAAACCTGGAGAAGATTTTATTCTTGGACGAATAAAAGGACAATGGAAATGGGATAAAAAATAAATGAAAAAATTTTTACAAGGAAAATATTCTCCAAAATTTCCAGAAAAATATAAAGGAAATCCTTGCGAAATATACTATAGATCAAGTTGGGAAAGAAAGTTTTGTGTTTATTGTGATACGAATGAAAAAATAATTGAATGGCAATCTGAAGAAAAATGCATTCCCTACCGTTCTCCATTGGACGGAAAAATACACCGCTACTATCCAGACTTTCTCATCAAAGTCAAAGAATCGAATGGATCAACTAAAAAATATATGATTGAAATTAAACCCTCAAAGCAAACAGTCCCTCCCACCAAACCACAAAGACAGACGAAAAGATATATCAGTGAGGTTTATGAGTATGCTAAAAATCAATCAAAGTGGGAAGCAGCACGAGAATGGTGTGCTGATCGTGGTTATGAGTTTAAAGTAATTACCGAAAAAGAATTATTCTAAATGGCACTCACAGGATACGAAAAACCATTAAAAGATTACACGAAAGATCAGTTAATTGAAATTGCTGAAGAATATACGATTTATTATACAACTGCAAGTGGTGCTGGAAAATTAGGTGGATATCGTCGATTAACAAAAGAACAATTAATCAGTATTATCAAGAATGATTCCGATTATATTGATGCTAATCCAAAAGCACCTAGAAGAATTGATGGAAGAATACGCACAAATCGTCTCAAAGATTTCAAAGAATCATTAATTAGAACAGAAAAACCAGAAAGATTGATGGATGAAATATTATCTAGATTAAGTGGGACAGAAAGATCATATCCATCACCAGGAAGATACTATACTTTCATTTATTATGCTAAAACTCCAGGAATTCTTTATGACCAGCATCCATTAATTCTTGCTGGAGATATGTTGCCAAAAGGATTTAGAGGATTTAATTACCATCTTGGAAAAATTAGACAATATAATACTGAAGATGGTGATCGATTAGTCAGTGGATTGTATGAATTGAGTCAACAAGAGTTTGCAACTTTAAGATCAGTTCCTTATGGTAAATTAATACAAAATTGACAATAAATAATTAGAAAAAATAGATGGCAGAATATCTCCGATATCCGATTAAAAATATTGGAAATCAAGATGACTATTTTAAGATTCAGGTAATTAAGTACAAAGCACCTGGTCTTAATTTAACGGGTGGATTTGCACTGGGAACAACTGAACAAGCATTAAAGCAAACTGGAAATATTAAAAATGCTTTAGCGACTATTATACTTCCAATGCCAGCAACAATTCAAGATAATAACGCTGCAGATTGGACTTCTGGAACGATGAATCCTATTGCAGCATCTCTTGCTAATGCAGCATCTTCTGCAGTATTGTCTGATAACATTGCAGCATCAATAGGACAATCAATCAAAAACTTTGGTGTTAATATTGGCGGTGCAGTACAAAGTGGAGAGGGGCAACAGCAGCTTGCTGCTGGAACTGCTGCAGCTGCCATGAAAGCGGTAATAGGACAAGGAGATGCTAATTCAATTATTTCTAGAGCACAAGGAGTAGTGTTCAATCAAAATGTTGAACTGTTATTTAATGGAGTAACTCTTCGTCCAGCATATCAGTTTTCTTTTGATATGGTTCCTAGATCTCAGAAAGAATCAGAGATGATTAAACAAATCATCCGAACTTTCAAGAAAAATATGACTCCAAAAAAAGGAGATCCTAGTGTTGCAGGAGGAGGTTTATTTGTCAGCGCACCTAATGTATTTAAATTAGAATACATGAGTGGTGACAAACAACATCCATTCTTACATCGTTTCAAACCATGTGCTCTAACTCAAATGAATGTTAATTATAATGGATCTGCTCAGTATGCAACATACCCAGACGCAACTCCAGTTCATATGCAAATGACATTACAGTTTCAAGAACTGTCGCCAATTTACAATGAAGATTATAAGACTACAGATATTGGAGTTGGATACTAATGTCTTATTTTAGAGAACTACCCAATCTTGAATATCAATCTTTTCTATCAGATAGAAAATCATCTGATGAGTATTTAACTGTTAAGAATTTATTCCGAAGGGTGAAACTTCGTGATGATTTACAAAATGTCTTTACTGTTTTCAATAAGTATCAAATTACTGATGGTGCAAGACCAGAAACAGTAGCAGAAGAAATTTATGGAAGTTCTCAATATGATTGGGTTGTTTTAGTCTTTGCAGGAATCACAAGAGTTAGAGATCAATGGCCTCTTTCAGATGCAGAAGTTTATAATTATGCTGAATCAATTTATGGTGCAGATCTAAATGCCATACATCATTATGAAACAACTGAGGTCAAAGACTCACAAGACCGTTTAATTCTTCCCGCTGGTAAAGTTGTTGATGCTAACTTTACTATTCCAAATCCACAAAAAGTAGATACAACATTAAATCCAGTCGTCGGTATATCAAACTATGAATATGAGGTATTAAAAAATAATGAAAAGAGAGGAATTTATCTTTTAAAACCAGTTTATTTGCAGCAAATTTTAAATGATACAAGAAAAGCGATGACTTATGACCAATCATCGCAGTATGTTAATAATAAACTAATCAGAACAGAAAATACAAGAGCATCAAACCCTGTTGGGTTCAGTACAATCCCATAAGAGTTCTAAACTCTTATCAAACATCATCACATATCGGTGTTTGCGAGAGCGTTCTTTCCATTCTCCTGCAGCACCTTTAACTTTGCCTCTAGAGTGTTTAGTTCCGTCTGCATAGTAGAAATCTTTCTTTGGGTCTGAAAGTCCGCAATATTTAAAATTACAAGCACGATACACTGTACCGCTGTGGAAATCGCTATCAGCGTAAGAGATGATTGCTTTAACTTCAGTATCCTTCCGTAACTGTCTAATCGCTCTTGAA